CCATAAACTCTAGCGAAAGTGCACTGCTCAGGATGAACTGTATACAAAGCATTCCATTCGTGTGGCAAGTGGTCGTATATCTTCTTGCCAACTATAACACCGGCAATCAAACTAACAATGCCTGCAGCAGCCATAACCCACGGATTATCCGTAGCAAACTTTTTACAGCTAGCAAAGAACGATGTGAAAGAAGAACCGATATTGGTCAGGTTCTTCATAGCTTCCGCGGAAAATGTAGAGAGTGACTCCTCCCACGTAAGAACAGGTGGCGCCAAGTCAGTAGGACTCAAGGAATTCAAAAACGACCACGCGATCTTAGCCGTCATTTTGGGATAATCAGGATGATCTTCAATAAACTTGGCATAAGGTACTGCCAATTGTCTAAAAGTGAAGAACTCGTAAAGCATCTCGGGAGTCATAGAGGGCCTAATAAGTGCTGGTTTCTTCTCGGAAAACCAAAAAGCCTGGGTTTCCATCCTACTCTTCTCAATAGCAAACGAACCATCTCTATGTTCAGGTCGCAACAGGAAATCTGCTTGGCCGGCGTAGTCACGCTTCCAAGCCATTAAGGGATTGTCATCCTGCTGTACATCTGCCCTAATAGTTTCGAGCAAATGTTTGTACCTCGTTTCTTCTTCAAAATGTTGAGGTTTGGGACGCATAGTATTCAAAGCTTCCTCAGGATCAATGTCAGTGGACTTAAAAAACTTGACATTTTGAGCATACTTTTCAACCATAGCCTGAAACAAGTGAGGCAAATCTGTTTTATCTCCGGTGCGCCTCCAAGGCGACAAGGGATTAAATTGGGAACCGTTAGCTTCATCGGCTTTAACAGTCTCATGCAAAACAAACGCATTAGGATCAAACGCAGCGAGAGGATCATCTCGCTTCAAGCGTTCAACTTCATAATTGAAGTCAATGCGTCGTTCAGCGGCAGCGACACTCGTCATTCCAGGATCATAAAAATGGTCACTATTCGTAGAATAAAGAGAATAACAAAAACGCAATTGAACATTGTTCTTGTCGCGGACGGCGGACATGCGGGGAGTGTAAACCGCTTCGTTATTGGATCTAACGAATTGGGCTCCCATGGACATCTCATCTCCAGTCTGGGGTTTTCTCTGATCGAAATCATCGAAAAGGCCCACGGATTGACCTGGACTAAGGCCATCATAATACTTATCATCGCCCATAACAAAAATCTCTGATCGAGCATTCGCTTTGAAAGCAGCCATACGTTCTTCAAAATCTTTACCAGACTTTTGAATAGTATCGGCAGCCAAGACCTTGGCCAAATACAAAGCCAAGTTACTCTTACCATGGCCTGTTTCGCCATGAAGCATAAGAACAACAGGTCTAGGGCGCGTAAGACTAGAAGTTGAAACCCTCGAAACATATTCCTTCTCCAAGGATTCAAGCTGGGCAATACTGCGAGCTAAGATGGGAACCAAGGATCCTAAAGACAAATTAGTAGACTTCTCTAGGAAACCTCTACCCTGAAGTAGGAGCAAGTGTATACGATCAACACTAAAAAAGTCAAGGGGCAAGGTACGAGTAGCATCCTGACGAAACACGTTGTCAACGTTAGAATACCACTCACGAATTTCAATACTACGCGAACTACCAACCAACGCTTCGGTAACAAAATCAGGAGAAATGCTACCAAAGACAGACAAGAAGGTCTCGATCAACCACGTAAATAGCGAATCGGTGTCCTTTTGAGCTCTGTCAAAACCCTTAACTTGCCACTTGGTGGGATTAAAATTCATACCCTGGCTAACAAAGAACTTGCTAAGCCTAAGGCCAAGTACTGGAACTGAAAATCCAGACTGTGTAACAAAGCCGGCATCAATCTTCTCACCGACTGTCTCCTTGAAGTCCGGCATAGACAACTCGGGAAAGTCATCTTCAGAATCTACCGGAGTGCCAACAACTCTACCCACCACTCGAAGAATGGAAGAGAAAGTGTCGAGCACTTTAGAAGTTACAAACGATAAAGCGAATCGAATAAGATGGTACATCGGAATGACCGCAAGCTTAATG